GGTTACGACCGAAGTTATGGTTGATGCAAAACTTAGGGTGGCCTTTATTCCGATGGGAACTAGGATTGTAACCTGGATGGCAACAAATACAATTTTTACTTTTTTAGGTCCTCATGCTACAAATTTCCCTGTTGGGGTATCCAACACACTAACAACTTTTGGGAACCCAGTCACACTAGGTCGAGACTTTGGTTTAGCTCTAAAGCAAGAGGGAGCTACCCAAGATATTATTACTGCTAAAGTAGCATCAGCTCTAGTAAAAACTTTTGAGGATTATTTTGCAAAAGTTGGAGGGAACTTTATAGGGAGCAATGGAAACTCAGTATCTCCTACAACATGGTCAGGTTTGGTTTAATCATTCCTCCAGTGTTGATTACCTAATAACTTTATATTTATAGCTATAGGAACATATTTACATGAAAAAGAAAGAACTAGTTGAGATCATAAGACTTGTAGTTAAGTCTGAGGTTAAAAAGGCTGTTAAATCGGCCCTTACAGAAGTAAAAAAACAATCCGAAGCTCCAATATCTTTAAATGAAGCCCTAGACCAAACCAAAGACAATGGAGATTGGAAATCAATGGGAACATTTGATAGCAAAGACGCTAGGTCTTCATTTGCAGCAATGCAAGGTGGAGGAGCCAATCCTGGGATGAACACATTACTAGCTAATCCAACAGTACAAAAAGACGAATCATTAGAAAAGGCATTTACCAGGGATTATTCCCAATTGGTAAAAGCCATGAAGAAATAAATAATTGATTAGACAGGAGCAAAAATATAATCCTTTAGATTTCGAACCTGATGTTGCTATCGGGATTGGACTCCCAATGACTCCTTCTGATGGTGGTAAATATCCAACTCCACTTCTAAGCTACCAGGGATCTAGCTCCTTAGAAAACGCAGACCAGGATATAGGGTCTACCAAATTTACTGGTGGAGTATTCTATTCTACATATACAACAAACGACCAAGTGCAAGCCAACATAAGAAACCTTGTACTAACCAATCCAGGAGAAAGGTTTTACCATCCAACTTTTGGAATTGGCATTCAAGGATTGCTATTTGAAAATATAACCCCACAAATTGTAAAAAAAGTGCACGAAACTATTTTTACCCAAGTCTCAGCATGGCTACCATATGTAACTATTAAGGCTGTAGACATTAATACAGATCGCATAGACAACCATGAGCTTAGAGTTAAACTTGACTACACCATATTTGGTAATGAAGTAGATTTACAAACAGTAGTTATATTTGCATAGAGTAACTTAAATGACAAAAAAAGAAGTTAAATATTTAGGAAGAGACTTTGGAGATTTCCGAGAAGGCCTTGTAGATTTTGCAAAGAACTACTTCCCAGACACATACAATGATTTCAATGAGACTTCGCCAGGTATGATGTTCATGGAAATGGGTGCTTATGTAGGAGATGTGCTATCGTACTACACAGACTACCAGCTAAGAGAAAGCTTACTATCTGCAGCTCAAGAAAGATCTAACATTTTAGACATAGCCAATTCCCTTGGGTACAAAGCTAAAGCAACTTCTCCATCACATGTTGAGCTATGTGTCTATTTATGGCTTCCTGCTACAGGATCTGCAGGTGCAAAAGTTCCCGATATGAAATATGCATTAACGATACCCCAAGGTATGGCAGTTTCGGGACAATCAGCTGGGTCTGAGTTCACAACCCTAGAAGATGCCAACTTTGCGAACACAGGATCTGCAAAAACAGAAGTGTCTGTGTATAGTTTAGATGGTGACGACGACCCTGATGCATTCCTAGTCAAAACCAAAGTAAAGGCTATTTCAGGTCTGAGTGTAACCCAAACATATAATGTAACTTCTGCTAAAAAGTTTGATAGGTTTAAACTACAAGCTAATAATGTGATAGCTATCGAATCTGTAACGGATGCAGATTCCAATATCTGGTACGAAGTTCCATACCTAGCTCAGGACACCATATTCGAACAGGTAGCTAATAAACCATCAGTCGATCCAACCACCGCTGGAGATGCTGCAGATTCTCCATACCTATTGAAGCTACGCCGTACTGCAAGACGCTTCACAACCAGAATCAACAAAAACAATTATACAGAATTAAATTTTGGAGCAGGAGTTTCTACTTCTCCCGACGAGCTAATAGTTCCTAACCCTTCGCTAATCGGAAACGTATTAGAAATAGGAAATGCAGCTCAACTGGATGTGTCATTCGACCCAGCCAATATGATGCAAACCCGAGCATATGGACAAGCTCCAGCCTCAGCTTTAACTATAAGGTATTTGGCAGGTGGTGGTATATCTTCCAACGTAGTTTCAGGAGCATTAAATAAAATAGTATCCAGAACTATAAACCTTGACGAAGATGGCCTCGATCCTTCAGTAGTCGCTGTGGTGAAAGAATCCCTAGCAATAACAAATGAGACCCCTGCATCTGGAGGACGCTCCGCAGAAACCAATGAAGAAATTCGACAGAATGCTCTTGGGGCATATGCTTCTCAAAACCGTGCGGTTACAAAAGAAGATTATGTAGCTAGGGTATATGCTATGCCTTCTAAGTATGGATCTATAGCAAAAGCATATATAGCCCCTGACGACAGAATAAGTAATTCTACAGACGCTAATCCTCTTGCATTAAATTTGTATGTACTAAGCTATAACAACCTAAATTGTTTAGCTACTACAAACCTCACGGCTAAAAAAAACCTACAAACATACTTAAGCCAATATCGGATCTTAACTGATGGTATAAATATTAGAAATGGATTTCCAATAAATATTGGCATAGATTTTGAAATTGTAGTTCTCCCTAGCTTTAATGGCAAGGAAGTCCTAGCAAAAACTATCGATATGATAAAAAAGTATTTTGATATTGACAAGTGGCAATTTAACCAACCCATAATGATTGGCGATTTGGTAGCTAAAATGAGTGTGGTAGAGGGAGTCCAGGCAGTGTCTAAAATTGAAATTAAAAATAACGCTAGTGCTGACTCGGGATATTCTGGCAACTCTTACAACATAGGTTCAGCGACCATAAATAATGTGGTCTACCCTTCTCAAGATCCCTGCATCTTTGAAGTGAAATATCCAGACAAAGATATACGTGGTAAAATTGTAGGATTCTAAATTATGATATATTCAATATTTCCCAAGCACTCAGCAACAATCTACTCCCGCTACCCTACTATAAACACTTCAAGGGATGAAATACTAGAGCTCAATAAAATAGTATCTAGCTCAGCGGTTGCTGGATTATTCAACACCAAGATATTACTTGACTTTGGCTTATACGAAAACAGTCAATCGATGGCAACAGATGGAAATACAGCATCAGCTTATTTTCTAAATTTATATACTTCAACCATTAACACTCCTGATAATTCATTCACTATTAAAGTAGGATCCGTTGCAGATGCATGGACTCCAGGCCTTGGTAGATCAACACACCTTCCAATTACGACAACAGGAGTTGCTTGGAACTATCCATCTAATGGTAATGCATGGCACAATACAACGGCTTCATTTACAGGAACAACTAATACAATAGAGTATTCTAGTATTGTAAAAGACCTAAAAATAAATATCACAACAGCTGTAAAAGAGCTAGAGGTTTCCTCAGGAGCCGATAAGGGATTATTAGTTAGTAGAACCGTAGCTCATGAATTAGACGGAAATAAATATGGTCATATAAATTTCTATTCTGCAGAAACAACAACTATATATAAACCACGTCTTGAAATCCATTATGACGATTCGGCATTTGCTACGGGATCTTTAAGTGCATTAGATCTAACAAAAGACCACTACATATATCAAGATACGAATCCTGGCACATATAAGATTAACACAACCCCTAAATTTAGATTTATAGGTCGAGAAAAGTACCCTGCTGCAACATACACATCATCAGCACCAGCTGTTGTAGAATACCTACCAACTTCAAGTTACTATTCTCTAGTCGACGTTCGTACAGGTGAAACTGTAGTTCCTTTTGACACAACATATACTAAAATCAGTTGTGATGCTACAGGGAACTTTGCCAATCTTAAGTTAAGTGGAGTATACCCAGACAGATTATATCAGTTCCACATCAGAGTAGATAATAACGGAACATCAGGTTACCACATCCTCGATGATATGTTTAGAGTGTACGAATAATGGCAGAAAGAAGGTTTATATTATCAAAGCCAAACTATACAGCTCCTGTAGTAGATGGTAGTGCAGATCTTTCTGAAGCTAATGGTTCAATGAAGGTGGAACACCAGTCTTCCCAATATGGGAACAATTGGATAGATAAAACCCACGACTATGATTTTACCTATGAGCTTATTGATTCGAACGAAACAGGCACCAGCACACCCATTGAATTGGGGGAATCCACCAATCAGTATGTCACGGGATACCAGGCATCGTCAGATACATGGAGAGGAACCTCAGCAGAATTTATTATAACAGCTACCAACGATACTCAGCTAGACCTCACAGCAAATTTTAATATCGTTGTAGAAGATCCTTATTATGAAGAGCCTCCAGCAGGATTGGGCGGAACACCTCCTCCACCTCCTCCACCTCCGCCACCAGAGTCTGATGAAAATCGAGCTGGAGACGGACCAGTTGACAATGGAGTAACCATAGAATATACAGCAGGTATAAAGGTCCTTGAAGATATAATACCTGATCCGCCATTGGTGTATGACGGAAGTGATCTAATTATTACTTTAGACCTAAGAAATATCATTTATAAACCCTCTGCCCTGAATGAAATAATAGATCCGGCATTTAAGAGCTACTAATGAAATCCATAAATAGATACAACATACCAGGAATAGAAGATGTGCTAAGCCGCTATGAAAGACTTAGCGTAAATACAGGCAATGGTGCAGGAATATTCTTTAGATGGCAACTTATGGTTGGAGAATCTCTAGCAGACAATTCAAAGCTATCTGATTACCTAGTTAATCCTAATGGCAACTTTAATGTTGATGGAGATGGTAAAGAAACTATAAACTTTAACATAAAAGACATATTGCATTCTAAGAATGAAAGCCCTGGATCATATTCTTTAAAGTTATATACCCATGCAACTCCACACGGCTTTGACGCAACAAGAAATGTAGAGTTTTATATAAAAACAATTTCCCGTAAAAAAGACGAAATTGTTTTAGGGGTCCATGACCATGTTTCCCGTGAAGGTACTTCTTCAGAAGCTAGCTCGGCTAAACTAGCATATCAAACAGAACTTACGAGCTTTGTTAGTAATATTCTACCCCTAAACAATTTGGTGTTATCGTTAGCTGATGGTTCTTGTGTTCACATTCTAGCTAATAAAATAATGTCTGGAACTGGATACAATACTTTTGAACTTGCCGTAAAGTTAGCAAATGGAATTCCTAGAAATATAAGACCAGGCCAAAGAGCTAAATTAGAGATCCAGGTAACAGAGCCAAGAGAATTTAACTTTACAATTCCCCAGCCCCTATATGTTGAAGAACTTAATGTAATGGCTCTTCCTGATTTCACAATCAACTCTTCTACCGCTCAAGGCCCGCTATCTTCCAAGTATGAAACATGGGAATCTCTTCTTGGTTCTAATGAAGGGGTTAAAAATGAATTGCTAAATTCTATGTTTAGTTCTTCTGCAGCGACTTCTGCAGTGTTGGGAATAGACTATAGGAAATATGATAACTTTATTCATTTTAGTTCTGCTAAAGAGCGACTTGATAATTTTAAATATAAAATTCAGCTAATAGAATATTATGATTCCCAATCAGTAGTTTTAAGTTCATCAGCTTCACCAGCTGCAGAAGTCAATCGAATCCAATTTGTAACAAAAAAGAATAATATTGTATCTAAATTTGATGGCTATGAAAACTACTTATACACTGAGTCATCTTCCTATGAAAATGGATCTTATGGTATTTTTAATGCTTCTACATGGCCTAAATCAACTTCGGCAAAGCCACACGCTATGCTTCACTCAACATCGTCAGAAGCTATCGCATGGTTTACAACCCAAACAGCAGCAGCTCTTGACTATGACATAGATAATTCCTATAACTTAGAAAAAACAATTCCTGCTCACGTAAGGCTAGATCCTGAAAATGCAAACTATATGATGTTTGTAAATATGATAGGCCAAAACTTCGATCATGTTTACAACTATGTAGATCACATGGATATGATCCATGATCGACAGAACGAACTTCATTTAGGACTATCCAAAGATTTAGTTTGGGATGTTCTAAAGTCTTTGGGGTGGAATGGCATTAATGGATATAACTTCGATGATCTTTGGGCCTACAAGCTAGGAACTGATGAATCTGGAAGCTACCAAGCAACAGATTCTGGAAGCACTCAAACATTTGTTAATGCTTCGTCAATGCCTACTGAAGACATCACAAAAGAAGTTTGGTCTCGAACCCTGAATAACCTGCCACATCTTCTTAGCACCAAAGGAACTGAAAGATCTGTTAGAGCCTTGGTCAATACTTATGGACTTCCACCAACGGTGCTACGTATAAAAGAGTATGGCGGAACTCCCAAAGAGATGTCGACCAAGCAATACATTAAGTATGAAAATTCCGGATACTCTCTTAATTTTGATGGAAGCCAAAGACTACGGGCTCCATGGGCTCAATTATCCACGAGTAGCTATAGCCACATATCTGCAAATAAAACCCCAGATATTATTGAGCTCCGATTTAATGCCACCCAACCCCAACACTCCGTTTTAATTCATAGCGGGTTTTCTAAATGGGGAGTAGAATTAGAAGCCCATCCATCTGCATCCAACATCTCTTCGGGATACCATAACCATGGCAGATTATGGATCGGTACCAGAACAGCTTCGTCAGGATATGAAGCAACGTCATCTGGTTACTACCCTCTATTCGATAATGATTGGTGGAACATCCAGTTTGGAATAAACTCTGATGACATATTTAATCTACACCTCAAAAAATCAGCTGACCACTCTAATGGGCGAATAACTCACGAAGAAAAACTAGCATGGGATATTAATGCTCCTTCAAGCTATGCTGTATATCCTGGAAACTGGAATGAAAGCCAAAATAATATATATGTATCCGTAGGAAACCAGGATGACACTCAAAGCGCTGGATGGAAAATGGCTTCCGGCTCTACAGTTGCTGAAGGAACCCTACCAGGATTCACAGGAAGTATGCAAGAGTTAAGGTATTGGTCGTTCCCAACTAGTACGATCCTAAGTGATGCTGCATTTAATAATCACGTTCTTTCACCACTATCTATTGAAGGCAATACCTACACATCATCATATACTGATTTGGTAGCTAGATGGCCAATGGGTGCAACAGGAGTAACTGCTAGTTTAAATAGTGTAACCCTTGCATCTAAGCATCCGAACCAAAACATAGCAACAAACTCATTTTTAGATGCTGAACCTTCGTTGCATATGGTGCTATCAGGATCTGGATATACTGGCACAGCAGCAGACTGGCAATACGAAGAGGAAACGTTCTACACTGTGGTTCCTGAAATTATTGGCACAAGAGCAGTTTCAGATAAAATAAGAATTGATACGTCAACATACACCGGAAGCTTATATAAAGATAGTTCGGTGGTTTCAAGCTCAATAAAACTCTCAGCACCAGACTCTCCTCTACTTGGGATATTCTTTTCTCCAAATGACGATATAGATCTAGACATATCCCACACAATAGGTGGCGCTAAGTTTGATGACTTCGTTGGTAATCCTAGGGATGCATACCGAACAACATATAAAGAGCTAAGGAATATAA